TCATCGATGGGGTACGGTGTGACCGCGTCACCGCCGGTTCCCGCATCAGACTGCCTCACCACCTGCACAAGTACAGGCTCATCGGTGTTGGCCGTGCCCTCGAAGCTGACGGACACGCCGGTCACTACCAGCCGCTGATTGGTCGGCGCCTTGATCTGCAGCATGGTCTGCGACGTGTTTTCCGGCGCCTCGATCTTACTGCTCTGCAGGTATGCATCTATTCCTGCCATTTATTGCCCCTTAAATTCCAGATGTAAAACGACTTCCTCTTCGGTTGCCACGGTCCCTGCCGCAGGAAAGACCCGTCGCAGCCAGAGGCCGAGTGTATCATTCAGTGCGAAATGCCCCAACGCGATCGCCGTGGCCCTGCTCGTGGCGTTCACCCAACTCACAGCGGCCGGTGCTGTCTCGTCATCCTCTATTTCCTGTATGGCCCCGGCCACGGGCGTCTCGGAAGCGAGCGACCAGGTGGACTGCCCACCGGTCGTGATCCATGCGAGCACGTCCTGCACGGCCTCGAGGGCCTTCAGGAAAATGCCCCGGTAGTGCGTTTCTCCGGCCTGGCGGTCCGTGTCATCCACATTGGACATGGACAGCACGCCCGTGAGCGCGTCCACAAGCTCGAACTCTGCGGTGCCGAACCATGTGAGGCCGCTTGCGCGGTATACGCGCACGGCCTTGGTCTCGTCCGACCCGGCCAGGACCTTGCGCGACCCTGCGCTTACGGCTACGGCCGTGCCCGCGCTGCCGCCCGGCGGCGTATAGGTGGCGTTGCCGTCAGAGTCGATGGTGATGGTGCCCGTACCCTCGCCGTTCTCCGGTGTGGCGTCCTCTATGATGAGGGCCTCGACGGGCGTGGTGTAGATGGGGTGCATGCCCTTGACCAGTTGTGAGCTTATGGCGCCGCCGAGCGATGCTGACGGGTCCAGGTTGGATGCGCCGCCGGACAGGAAAATGGCCAGGCCGTCAGGTCCGCTGTAGGCGTCCATCAGGATGCAGCCGCCACGGAAAGATCGTTAGACTCGTCTATCGTGTAGGCCACCTCGGGCGTGTCGGGATTGCGCGCTATTGTGAACGTGTAGGACACGGCCGTGCCGGCGCTGCCGCGCAGGTTCAGCGCGGATACGCGGTATTGTACGCTCGTCAGGTCGTCGAGCATGTCGGTCTTGTACATGTACCATCCGGCACCCGATTCCCGGACCGACCGTCTGTATTCCCAGGCGCTGTCAACGTATTCCTCGACGAGGTATGAGTCCGCGCCATCCACCGTGCGCCACTGCAGGATGGCATACGGCGGATAGAGGTCGCTTTCCGCATCATCCTCATCGTCCACGATCTCAAGCGGCGGTGGGGCATCATAATACCCGTCCATGGCGAAGTCGTACTCGGTGCCCGTGACCGTGTCGATCTGCTCCCCCTCGAGCCACACGGTGAATATATCGGTCGGCGCTCCCGACCAGGAGAAAAGCCAGTGCCCGTATTCGGTGCGCGCTGCTGTCCACGCTTCCATATCAGCCCCCCTGCAGCCGCGCGCCTATGACCGACTCGAAGTTACACGACGGCAGGACTTCCACCCGTTTCCACCCTGTGCCTTCAATGAGATCGGGCGGCGGTTCTCCGGTCGCCTCATCGATGAACATGGCGATGGGGTCCCATGTGTCGGCGTCGTACTGGAATTCAAAATCCATATAGTATCGGTTCTCAAGACTTGATTCCCCCATGCGACCGAGCCAGGCGAGCTTCCAGACGCAGCCCGTGCAGAGCCATGTGCGGGCCGCACCCCCGGAGAATGCCGCGTTGTTGACATAACCGTTGATATTGTCCGCAATGAGCCACGGTGCGCGAGTCTGCTTGATGCCCTTGATGTGGATGGTTTTCTGCGGCTGAAGATAGGTCACCTTCTTTCCCTGGGTGACCGTCTCACCCGGCCGGTTCGCGTCATCATTGGCAAAGGTATGCTGCACGGTTATAGGGTCGCCGTTCACGTCGACATAGGTCTCTTTCTGCTGCAAATTGCACCGCACTTCACCGCCGATATTTTCCACGACCGGCGAGTCGATGAATTCCTCGATATCCGAAAAGTATTCATAGACCAATCGAACACGCGCCTTGTCCGTGTCGACCATCGTGACATTGCGCTCAACAACGACAAGGCCGAGGCCGTGGCTCGAGGTGTCGCTTGTGAGCTCGTCGCCATACGCGGGCACGCCGGCATCGTCAAGGGCTTCTGTCAGCACATCCCAATTCGTGCAGGTTATACCCGTGACGAGGTACTCGCGCACGAGCCGCCTGAGTGCACCGTGGCGCTCCACGGCCTCAAGTGTCGTGATGGTGTCTGTCACTACTGTGGCCATACTATCGTCCCAATATTGCGGTTGAGCTTCGTGATGCCTCGATCTCGATCAGCCTGTCCAGCTTGCGGCCGAGGTATTCATCCTTCACCGGGGCCATCCCGAATTTGTGTCCGAAGCGTGATATCGCCGATGGTCTGAGACCCTGCGCTTTGCCGCGCTGCCGCGCTTCGTTGACCCAATCGACTCCCTTCTCCTGCATGCCGCTGCCGTATTTGCCGGCGGTGATGACGCGCGTGCCGAAGCCGGCAAGCGCCATGTTGGAGCCCAGAAAAGACTGCAGCCACTTGGGCCACAGTCTATCCTTGAGGCTTGCCAGTTTGTCCGCCATAGCTTCGGCCCCGCCCGTTATCTGCTTGAACGCATCGGTCAGCTTCGTCGCGAGGCCCTCGCCCTCAGTGGCCCAATCGACAAACCTGGTGGCGATCTCCTCGATGAACGGCGCGAGTTCGATGGTCAGCTTATTGAACACGCCGACAAAAACGGACTTCACGCGCTGCATGGCATCATTGGCCGCCTCGACCTTGGATGCATCCACGCGGTTGAAGGCGATGCCCAGCTTCTCGGCCTCGCGCTGCATTTCATCAAGCCCCTTTGACCCCAGGGCAAGCGTGTTTACGAGGCCCAGGCCGCCGCGCCCGAACAGTTTAGTGGCAACGTAGGCCTTTTCTGACTGGTTCGTCAGCCGGGCCATGCTGTCGGCTATCATGCGGAATTGCTGGTCCGGCCGCCGGCGGAGAATGTCCTCGACGGAAATGCCAAGCAGCTTGAGCGCGTCCTTGGCCTCGCCCACGCCCTGCTTGGCCTCGCCGAGCGACTTGGCCATAAAGCCGAGACCCTTGTCCATGGCCTGGGCCCCGGCCCCGGTTATTTCGGCTGCGTGCCTCAGGCCCTGCAGTTTTTCGGTGGCGATGTCGAGACGGTCGGACAGCTTGGCCGTGGCATCGATGGCGGCCAGGGACTTCTTGACCATGAGGCTGCCGATGGCGAAGGCCACGCCGCCGGCGATGCTGCCGTACTTCAGCATGACACCGCTTATGCGCTTGATTCTGGCGGTGAACGTTTTGACGCGCTTTCCCGCCTTCTTGAAACCGGCGGAGAACTTGCCCGTCTTAGCGGTCAGCGATACGGCAAGATCCATCAGGCTCGCCATCGTTCTTCCTTTCTACCGTCTGCAACGCGAGTCTCACGCGCGCCTGCATCTCTTCCACGGTCTGCCGGCGCGTCTCCTGCTCGAAGTCAGGCATGAAGTCCTCAATGTTCTGCGGCCTGCCCGCAAAGCAGCTTGCAACCGTATGGGCCACGATCGCAGCCCGGAGGTCTGCTCGCTCTTCCCCGAACGGCTCGATGACATCATACGCCCGCCACTGCCGGACCTCGGCGCATGTCATGTAGGTTTGTACATCATGCAGGCTCCAGCCGAGGGCCATGGCGAGGCGCATCAGGAATCGGCGTCCGGGGCTTGCCTTAAATTTTCAACGATCTCCTCTTCGTCGCTCTCGCTCACGCGGTTGAGCTGCTTGCCTGCCTCGAGCACCCGGTCGAGCGCGGCGCGGCTCTTCTTCGTGAGCGCCATTATGTCGGCTGCGGTGAACAGCGGGTGGCCGTGCTCGTCTGAAATGATGAGCACCGCGAAGCGGGCGCGGTAGTTCGCGAGGTTGGTCTTCCTCTTCTCTCCATCCTCGATGATGACCAGGCTGTTCTCGAACTCGTCCCACTCGCCCGCACTCAGCATGCGCACGCATACTGTGCCGCCCCACTCGGGCACCTCCACGCGGCGGACCTCGGCCGTGTCGTTCACGGCAAGTATCTGGTCGCGGCCGAGAAGCGCACCCGCCTCATCGTCTTCGTCGTGCGTGCGCGGGGGCGGCCCCGCCATAACGCACTTGTCCTTGGTGTCTTCGGTCATTGTCCTCCTCCTTCTTCGTCTAAAGCGTCACAAAGCGTCTGAGCGTCTGAGCGTCTGAAGCGTCTGAAGCGTCAAGACAAGAGTGCCCTGGCTTACAGGCCCGTGATCTCACCTGTGGCCTTGATCGTGATGACCGCTTCCATGCGCGAGCCGCTCTCGGCGTTGGGCGTGTAGCCGGTCATGAAGCCCGAGAAGGCCCAGGTGTTCGCCCCGCCGGCCCATGCGATGGTGATGGTCTCGACGGCTCCGCTCATGGGCACCGTGAGCGAGGCGTCGTGCTCCACGGTCATGGTCATCTCGCCGGCATCATAGACATCGGCC